AGAGGCAGAAGGGTATACAAAGGGGTGGCTATGCCACGAAGATGAAGAGGGGATTGACATGCTAGTCGCTCACTTCTCGAAGTCGATAGAGCCTCTGGAGGTCTAATATGTACCTGACAAACACCCGACCGAAAACAGTTGTAGTATTCTCCTGTGCTCATGCTGATCCTGATTGTAGTAACGAAAGGTTCAGTTGGCTAGGGCAGTTTATCTACGATGTGTGTCCCGACTATGTGGTAGACCTTGGGGATGGAGCTGACATGCGTTCTCTTAACACGTATGACACTCGTTACCCTGAGGCTATCGTTTCGCAAAGCTATGAAGCAGACATCAAGTCTTACAACGATGCTATGGAGAAACTACGGTATGCTCCTAATCGTCGTAAGTATAAGAAGGCAGCTTGGTTTGGCTTTGAGGGAAACCATGAGAATCGTATAAAGAAAGCCATAGCCCATGATCCAAGACTTCATGGGGAGACCTATGGTATTTCTTTTAGTCACCTTAACACTGATCATTGGTTTGATGAATATCATGAATACACTAACTCAGCCCCCTCACTCGTTGAGTACGATGGTGTACTCTATGGTCACTATGTTTCTAGTGGTAACTACGGTACAGCTATGTCAACTAAGCATCATGGCTATTCTCTCGTTGAAAAACTATCCTGTTCTGCTACTGTCGGTCATAGTCATAAATTCTCTTATTACCATAAAGCTGATGCTCGTCCTACGCCGATTAGCGGATTGGTTGTGGGTTGCTTCAAAGGTAAGGAAGAAGGGTGGGCTGGGCAAGCAAACCGTGAGTGGAGACACGGAGCGGTGGTCAAGCGCGAGTTAGAGAATGGAAACTATGACATGCAGTGGGTCAGTATGTCTGCTCTTGAAAAGGAGTACAACAAGTGATTGACCTAGATTATGATCTTCAGTACGAAGACATATTAGACATGATAGAGGCCTACAGCTTTGAGGGCCTCTTCAAAGAAGCAGTTGGACCTGATGTAAGGCTACAAGCAGAAGTGCTACTAGATATGCATCACATGGGCCTAGTGGACTTAGGAGTGTATGTAGAAAATGATTACGAGTGAAGACATTGATCGCTTTGAGGCTGCTAACGCGGTAGAGATGGACGAATACCAAGATAAGGCTCGGAAGTATGCTATCTACCACAAGCAGTACAGGATCGTCTACCCGACCCTCGGCTTGTTTAGTGAGGCAGGGGAAGTTGGGGATAAGATTAAGAAGTGGATTAGGGATGGGGACACTAATAAGGAAGACCTTGCTAAAGAACTTGGTGATGTCTTGTGGTATGTAGCCATGTTAGCAGAAGACTTAGGGTATCCGCTCTCTGACATTGCCCTTATGAATTTAGATAAACTAGAAAGCCGCAAGAAGCGCGGTAAGCTCAGGGGTTCAGGAGACAACCGATGACTGGTGTGATAGGCGTAGAGACCGTCAAAGAGCACGAAGATGGGAGTGCTACCTACCAGTTTCATGTTGATGAACGCTGCAGGTCTCTGCTACAGGAAGAGGGTTTGAAGCTAGTGCTTTATTGCGCTGCAGCTAACTTAGATATAGGTGTAGTGTATGACTTTATAGAGGATCACATCAAGTCTAAAAAAGATGAACTGACAGAATATAAGTTTGGAGACTTAGATGAGTAAAAGAGAGACAGGTATGTCTTGGTATAGACGCTTTATGAACTATATTAAGACATGGAGATTGCACCGTGAGACAATCAAACAATTAAATAAACTAAGCGCAAAAGAGCTTAGAGACATTGGTCTTAACCGCAATGACATCGACAGAATGGTGTGGTTAGACGCAGATATGAAAGTAAGAGGTAAAAAATGAAGAACACCTATGGTCCGACAATCGGAATTAGTGAAGAAATCCATAAGATGAAATACCGTGGCCCGAACGAGACGTTCAAGGATGCCATGACACGAGTTGCTGACGCACTCAAAGATAATCCAGAACATTATAACGAGTTCCGAGATATTTTATTACACCAACGCTTCCTACCTGCAGGACGTGTTCAGTCGGCCATGGGTTCTCCTCGTGAGGTTACTCCTTACAACTGCTTTGTGTCTGAGAATATTACTGATAGTATGCGTGGTATTATGAAAGCAGCAGAGGATGCTGCACAGACTATGCGTTTGGGTGGGGGCATTGGTTATGACTTCTCCACACTACGTCCAAAGGGAGCTATGATTAAGTCGCTAGACAGCCGCTCTAGTGGCCCTATTAGCTTCATGGGTATCTTTGATGCAATCTGTAAGACAATCAGCTCTGCAGGTCATCGTAGAGGCGCTCAGATGGGTGTCCTACGTGTTGATCACCCAGACATCGAAGAGTTCATCCGTGCGAAGAACAACAGTGACAACCTAACGCAGTTCAACATCTCTGTAGGTATCACAGACAAGTTTATGTGGGCAGTCAAGAAGGACGAAGACTTTGACTTAGTATTTGATGGACGAGTCTACAAGACGGTCAAAGCTAAGGCACTATGGGATGACATCCTACGCTCTACATGGGACTGGGCAGAACCAGGTATCCTCTTTATTGATCGTATTAACCGTAAGAATAACCTTTGGTACATAGAAACTATCCGGGCTACTAACCCCTGCGGCGAACAGCCACTGCCACCTAATGGCGCATGTTTGCTAGGTTCCTTTAACTTGACCCAGTATGTCCGTATGGATAACGATGGGTTCTGGATGTTTGACTATGAACAGTTCAAGCGGGATATTCCACCTGTTGTACGTGCTATGGATAATGTTGTAGATCGTGCAGTCTATCCACTAGACGAACAAGCTAAAGAGGCACGTAACAAACGCCGCATGGGACTCGGTCTAACAGGGGTAGCAAACGCTATTGAGGCTCTGGGCTACCCTTATGCATCAGCAGGGTTTTTGGCCACTCTGACGCAGATTATGAAGGTTCTACGCGATACTGCATACCGTACTTCAGTATCCCTAGCGATAGAAAAGGGGCCATTCCCTCTGTATAATGAGAACTATCTACAGAGTGAGTTTTCTCTTACACTACCGCAGGACCTACGTGATGATATTCGTAAGTATGGCATTCGTAACTCTCACCTACTGTCAATCGCCCCGACTGGTACTATCAGCCTGTCAGCAGACAACGTAAGCTCTGGTATTGAGCCAGTGTTCTCCCACTACTATGATCGTACTATCCAGACCTTCGAGGGTCCAAAGGTAGAGCGTGTGGAAGACTACGGCTATCGTGTGTTTGGTGTTAAAGGTAAAACAGCAGATGAGCTTCACGTTAATGACCATGTTAAAGTGCTTAACTTAGCAAGTCAGTATGTGGATAGTGCCTGTTCTAAAACTTGTAACGTTGGAGCAGATATTACTTGGGAAGAGTTCAAGGATGTCTACATGCAAGCGTTTGATGGTGGGGCTTCTGGCTGTACTACATTCCGTGCAGCAGGTAAGCGTTACGGTATTCTAAATGCAGCCTCTTCAGAAGATATTGCAGAGGAGCCAGAAAAACAGCTTGACATGTTTGTAGACGAGGATGTAAAACCACATGTAGATGAAGGTGGCGCTTGCTACTTTGATCCATCAACAGGTTTACGGAGTTGTGAATAATGGAAAACCAAATACCACTTTACTTAGAGCATCACCTTCAGGAAATGGGGGTGATGTCCACAGAGCACGAGGAGCTTGATGACCCAGTCAATGGGATCACAGTAGACATGAGCTTCAGTGGTCCTGTAGGTTCCTTTGACGAGTATGGTGACCCAGAATGGTAAAGGACTTTACACCCGACGAGCGTCAGCGTTCTCAAGAGCGTGATATGGTCAATAGCCCTGCTCACTACACGAGTGGGTCTATTGAGTGTATTGACTACATGAAAGAGGTACTGAGTGCAGCAGAGTACATTGGTTACCTACGTGGGAATATGATCAAGTATCAACACCGATGTAGAGACAAGGGAAACTTTAAGCAGGACTTGAAGAAAGTCGAATGGTACTCAAAGAGACTTAACGAGTATCTCGATGGCAAATAAAAAGAGGCGGCCCGAAGGCCGCCTTTAGTTTTGGAGGAGGTAACTCCTCTGTCATACTACAAACCACTGTGATACACAAGAGGCATGTAATGGAATTTTACTATA